AATCACAACTAGATCGTGATTATTTCTATAATCCGAAACAAGGATTTGACAAGGCATGGCACGAACGCAATAAGAAAAAAAAACAGGCACAAGAACAAACAAAACTACAAGAACAACGTAAAAAAATTCAGGCACTACGCAACAAATAACTTAGGCAATTACAAATTGGACATAAGGTTACGCACGCCAGATATTATTGTGCTAGGCAACCCGGATTAGACGGGACCTAATAGTTTATCCAATTAACTGATTCTTAGCACTATCCTACTGATGGTAGGATGCCTTAAATGCTACACCCTAAGGTGCAAGCGTTTGTTAAGTCTTAATGGTTGAGAAGGAACGCCTTCTAAAAGTGAGTAGGATTACAACTGAAATACCGCCTACAATACAACAGGAACACTGATCCAATGGTGCTGTTGTATGCGTGATATGCACATAATAAGGATGATAGCAAAACCTGCCTTTCCCAATAGGGTTGTGTAATTGGATATGAACTAGTACTTAGACAGTTTATTTGATACGCCCTTAGGGGCGTTGATATGATCCATCCATAGACAGTCGATAAAAGATCTAATTTAGTTTGAGCGATAGCGCATATGAGTCACGAATAAGTGACGAATAAGACTAACGCAGTTAGGCTTTAATGTACAAGATCATCGTGTTTATGTATGATATTTAAGTATGACTATAAATACAATATGGCAAATAAAGCACATGGACAAACTGATCCTAGTAAAACAGGACCACGACCTAAACAATTAGTTGAAGCTACAATTGAAGGATATGCTGTGGGTCGAGATAAGACTGTAGTACCACCTGAAGATGTAGTCAAATTAGCACAAATAGGTTGTAAAGATAACGAGATAGCAGAGTACTTTGGTATTGCATATGATACTCTACGTTATAACTTTGCGGATGAGTTAACAAAAGGTCGAGCAAGCCTTAAAATAACTCTAAGACGTAAAATGTTTGACAACGCACTCAATCACAACAACACAGTTATGCAGATATGGTTATCTAAGAACTATTTAGGTATGACAGACTCACCAATAGACAATGAAGCAAATGCACCACTACCGTGGATAGAAGCAGAAGAAGAGGAATTACAAGATGGCGATCAACATAGGACTGAGTAAACCAGCACTATCAGCAGGATATGCAGTAGCACTAGGCGAATATAAAGATACAACTAGTATAGCCAAATTTGGATATAATGGACAAGTAGGCACAAGTTGGGAAACAGTATGGGATGGCAATAATGTATACACCTACATTGACACAGCCAGCACAGCCACAGTTACCAGTTCAAATAGCTTAGCAGACAATGGTGGCACTGTAAAAATATATGGTGTAGATGCAAACTATGATCTCGTAGATGAAACACTTACTATAGGAGGTGCTGCTGGTGTAGTTGAATTCTACAGAGTGTTTAGAGTAGAATTGGTCACAGCAACCACAGGCATTGCTAATGTAGGCACAATAACTGTAACTGTAGATTCAAAGAGTGCAGCACTTATACAACCAACCAATGGTCAAACACTGATGTGTATATACACTGTGCCTAGAAATGTAAGTGCTTATCTAATACAACTAGATGTAGGATCAAGCAAAGACGCAGAAAATGAAATAAGAGTAATGATCAAGCAGAATGGACAAGTTCAAAACACCAAAGACTTTATTTCAATTAGAGGCGGCTTTGTTACTAAACCTTATTCAGTACCACTATACATACCTGCAGAATCAGATATAGAAATACAAGCACAAAGTGGAGCAACTTCAGCAATATCAGCAGGCTTTGAATTAATACTAGTGGAGAATAAAACGTGATTGTAAGTGAATTTAGAAATCCAGATAACGGTCGTGAAGCAATTGTTATTAGAATGCACAGTAAATGCTGGATTGCACAGTTAGACGATTCTACAACAGAAGAATTCTTAACTGAACACCAAGCAGAAAACTTCTGTGAAGATTATATACTAGGCGGTATTGTACAAGGTTCTGCTATTATAAAACCAGTATAAAAAATACCCCCTGCAGCATCACGCTTGCAGAGGGCATCTTTCTTATTACCAATTTAACATAATCACAAGTATTGCAAATCACTTAGGTGGACAAAGTCAAGACATTACAGAACTTTACAAAGAACTAGGAAGATTAATAGATGGATTATCAGATACTACAAGGTGACAATCGCGAAACACTAAAAACACTCGAAGACTGTTCGGTAGATGCTATCGTAACAGATCCGCCTTATGGCATTGACTTTCTAGGCAAGTCGTGGGACGCAAACACTGGAGCACTTGAAACCTATCAAGAGTGTTTAAGAGTGTTAAAACCAGGCGGATATATTCTTGCATTTAGTGCCGCAAGAACTTACCATCATTTAGCAATAACACTAGAACGTGCAGGGTTTGAAATCCGTGATCAGTTGATGTGGTTGTATAGCAGTGGATTTCCCAAAGCACAGGACATTGGTAAAGCAATAGACAAACGAGCAGGCAAGAAAGACCCTAATTACGGAACTACTAAACAAAACATCACCAGCACAGAAGGAAAAGGACACGCAGGTCAAATATGCAATGTCTGTCAAAGAGGTGTAGGTGAGTGGAGTCTAAAATGCACTAATAATCCTTGTGGATTAAAATACAACTACCAAACAGATCAAGGACGAGATTGGGCGGGTTGGAAGACATCACTAAAGCCAGCACACGAACCTATCTGTATGGCACGCAAACCGTTCAAGGGCAGCACCATAGACAATGTATTAGAGCACGGTGTTGGAGCACTTAATATTGATGCTTCTAGGATTGAATATGAAAGTTTAAAAGATATGGAAGGTGCTGGACTAAACTGGAATAAAACAGGATACGAAACAGGTGGTCCAAGATTTATAGGCAGTGGTGATGAAAATAAATCTATTCCTAAACCTGAAGAAAAAGGAACGTTTCCTGGCACAAGAATAAACACACAAGGACGCTTCCCCTCTAATGTCATAGGTGAAGTAGAAGGTTATCAAAAGTTCTTTTACTGTCCTAAAGTCAGCCGCAAAGAAAGACATATAGGGTTTGAAAACGCACCAACAATACAGTCAATGCTTGAAGAACCTAAACGCAAACATGGTTATACGCAGGATGGTACTTTAGGGCGTATGAAAGATGCTATGCACAACTCACCAAATGTAGGCAACAATCACCCTACAGTTAAACCTGTTGCTCTTATGCGTTATCTGATACAACTTGTGACGCCCCCAAACAGTACAGTGTTGGATCCTTTCAACGGCAGTGGTAGCACAGGTATGGCAGCAGTAGAGTTGGGACACGAATTTATTGGATGCGAACTAGATCCTGCTTATGTTGCTATAGCTGAAAAACGTATCCGTGCGTGGAACACACCTGAACCAAGTGGCACCACATTTGAAGTATTATTTGAACAAAACGGTTGACTTCGTGCAAATATGATGTTATATTAGTTGTATAGTTAATTATCCCTTCTGTTTAATTGACTTTTTTTACATATCGTAGCTACTAGAGCCAGTTATAGTTCCCCTATACTGGCTCTTTTTTTGGTTGACAACCTGATATATATATGTTATATTGTATTTATAGTTTAACAAAAGGAGACAAAACTATGATTACTAAATCAACACTAGTAGAAATAACTTCACAACTAACAGCAGGATTGACAAACATTGAAACCTCACTAGATGATCTATCAATGAATATGGTCCAAAAAGATGATATGGGTAATACGGTTGTAGACAACTTATTTGAAATTCAATATCAACTCAAGCGTATTGCAGACGCACTAGAAAAAAAATAAACAAACACTCCTAAGCAAGAGTATAAACTGCTTTCTATAAGTTAAAAGTCTCCTCACTTTAAACTATTAAGAGCCAGTTATAGTTCCCCTATACTGGCTCTTTTTTTGGGCTATATTTATACTTTGGTATAAATACAATATGAGATATAAATATATAACAAATTCAATACCTAAAAGACTTAGACGTAGAAACAGACCAACTACTCCAGAAAAATGGATAACAGGTCCTGATCCTGTACGTCGTGAAAAATACTATGCTTGGATGAAACACAAAGCACAAGCCAAATATAGAAAAGAAGAATATCACCTAACATTTGCCGAATGGGAAACACTGTGGCCAGATGAATTGTTTGAACAGCGTGGACGTCAACGATTTAGTTTATGCCTAAGCAGACTAAATGAATCGGCTTGGTGTGTTGAAAACGTAGAAGTAATGACACGTGATAAACATCTAAAACGCAATGCTGAATTTAGAAAATGAAACTGTCAATACCTCAGCGTAAAATAGCTGATGATCCTGCTCGATTTAAGGTAGTTGTAGCTGGCCGACGCTTTGGCAAAACATACTTGTCAATGCGTGAAATATGCTATCGTGCTAGAATGCCTAATCAAGAAATATTCTACATTACTAGCAGTTACCGTGCCGCTAAAATGATCTTGTGGAAGCCTCTTAAACACAAGTTGTTAGATCTAAAGTGGGTAAAGAAGATTAACGAAAGTGAACTTAGTATACTACTCAAGAACGGATCTACAATTAGTCTAAAAGGCTCAGAAGACCCAGACAAATTGCGTGGGGTTAGTTTAAGTTATGCAGTAATAGACGAAGCTGGCGAATGTAAACTAGACATACTATGGGGTGAGATAATACGACCCGCACTGGCTGACCAGCAAGGCGGCGCATTGTTTATCGGCACCCCTAAAGGTAAAAGCAATCCTTTCTATGACTTATACACACAAGCAAAGACAACTAAAACTTGGTCTGCACATCAATATACAACGGCTGAGGGTGGTTTTGTTAC